CTCTGTCCAATGGCTGCAATTATAACTGATCAGATTAGATTGTTGAATGCAAAGAATTTTGTCGCGGGAGTAACATCAACTACTAACGCTTATTATTCTTTTATTGGATTACCAAATCCAACTGATATTAAAACTGATTGGAATACTGATCCCCCTTCACCTAAAGATAATTTTAGTGAAGAAAATGATTATTGGGATGATATGGTAGCCCTGAAGAAAATCAGTGCAGGGGATTGTAGACAGGTTGTTACTAAAAGATCTTGGTCATCTGGTACAACCTATGATATGTACAGGGGAGATTATAGTAGATCAAACACTGCTCCTGTTTCTGGTGCTACAAATTTATATAATGCTACTTATTATGTTATAAACACAGATTATAGGGTTTATATTTGCCTACAAAATGGTACTGATCCAGATAACCCTACTGGAAGACCTTCATTGGATGAACCAACTTTTACTGATTTAGAACCTAGATCTGCTGGAAGTAGTGGTGATAATTATATTTGGAAGTATCTTTTTACAATTAAACCTGCTGATATTATTAAGTTTGATTCTACTGATTTTATGCCAGTTCCTTTGAATTGGGACACTAATGTAGATGATGCAGCAGTTAGAGATAATGCAGTAGATGGGTCAATTAAAATTATTACTATTACTAATAGAGGTGAAACTATTGGTCCTTCTGGTGGTACAGAATATACAAGAGTCCCTATTAAAGGTGATGGATCAGGAGCAGAGTGTACGATTACTACAACTAACGACCAACAGGTTGATACTATAGTTATTTCCAAACAAGGGTCTGGATATACCTATGGTAGTGTAGATTTAGATGGAGGTGGAGTACCTACTGGAACTACCATACCAACTTTTGATGTTATTATTCCACCTCAAGGTGGTCATGGTTCTGATATCTATAGAGAATTGGGAGCAATGAATGTTCTTATATATTCTCGTATCGAAAATGATAATGAAAACCCAGACTTTATTACTGGTAACCAAATTGCAAGAGTTGGATTAGTAGAAAATCCTCAACAATATGATTCTACTGCTCTTTTGGCATCTGATAAGGCTAGTGCTGTTAATGCTTTAAGATTAGCAGGATCTGGTTATAGTTCTGCTACATTTGCAGCAGATAGTTATTTCACTCAAACAATTGCTGCTGGATCTACTGCTCAAGGAAGAGTAGTAAATTATGATGAAACAACTGGTGTATTGAAATATTGGCAAGATAGAACCCTTGCTGGATTTAATACTGTTGGAACTGCACAAACTGCTCCTACATATGGATATAATTTAAACAAGTTTACTGGGTCACCAGGAACTGGTGGAAACCTAGAAATTGTTCCTACAACTGGATCTACATTACAAATTGATGATGGTTTTACAGGTATATCTACTGTAATAAATAATATCACATATTATCTTGGTCAAACTTTCACTGACGGCATTTCTAATCCAGAAGTTAAGAGACATAGTGGTAACATTGTTTTTGTTGATAATAGACCAGCTATAACTAGGTCTGTTAACCAAAAAGAAGATATTAAAATAGTATTGCAGTTCTAAGAAATCATGCCACAGCAGACAAATTTAAATGTAGCACCATATTTTGATGATTATGATTCATCAGATGATTTTTATCGTGTCTTATTTAAACCAGGATTTCCAGTTCAGGCAAGAGAATTAACTACTCTTCAATCTATATTACAAAATCAAATTGAAAAGTTTGGACAGCACTTTTTTAAAGAAGGTGCTAAAGTAATTCCTGGAAATACTGGATATAATCAAAATTATTATGGTGTTCAAATACAAAATAATTATCAAGGTGTTCCTGTATCTGCGTATGCTGATCAATTAATTGGTACAAAAATTACAGGACAAAGATCTGGTGTTGCTGCTGTTGTAGATAATGTTTTATTACCTGAAGATTCTGAACGTGGTCAACTTACTCTTTATATTAACTATTTAAATTCAAGTACAACTAATAATGCTAGTCAAGAATTTTTTGATGGGGAAGAATTAATTTGTAATACTACGATTTCATCTGGATTATTAGGAAATACAACTATTGCTCCAGGTGCTCCTTTTGGTGTTACACTAAGTAATAGTGCTTCTATAACTGGATCTTCTTTCCAAATTCAAGAAGGTGTATATTTTGTACATGGTCAATTCGCAGGAGTTCAAGAGGAAACTCTTATTCTTGAACAATATGGAACAACACCTAATTATAGAGTTGGTTTATTTGTTAATGAAGAAATAATCAATGCTGATATTGATGAAAGTCTAAATGACAATTCTCAGGGATATAATAATTATGCAGCACCTGGTGCTGATAGACTAAAAATTTCATTAAGTCTTTTTAAAAAATCTTTAGATGATTTTGATGATACTAGTTTTGTAGAACTAGGAACTGTTAATGATGGTCTATTAAGAACTACTAAAGGTACTTCAACAGGAGGTGCACCAGGTTCAATATTGAGTAATGGATTAATAATTGCTGGTGGTGGAGGATCAGGTGCAATAGATTTGACAGATACTCTTGCAAGAAGAACATTTGATGAGAGTGGTAATTATGATATCAAACCATTTGATATTACTGTTTTTAATTCTTTAAATAACAATATTGGAAATAGGGGTATTTTTCAATCTGGTCAATTTACACCTAATGGAGGAACTCCTTCTGGTGACTTAGCCCTATATAAAATTTCTCCAGGAAAAGCATATGTAAAAGGATATGAAATTGAAATGTTGAATCCAACATTTATCGATGCTCCTAAAACAAGAACTACAAAACTCATAGAAAATCAGTCTATAATCTATAATACTGGTCCAACTTATAAAGTAAATAGTGTTTATAGAACTCCTACGGTAGGTATTGGTAGCACATATGTTTTAAGTTTAAGAAGTCAAAGACAAGGATCTAATCAAGAAAACGCTGGAGGAAATGAAATTGGATATGCTAGAATATATGATTTTAGATTAGAATCACAAAATTATAATTCAACTAATTCAAATTTAGATCAATGGGAACTTGCTTTATATGATGTACAAACATTTACCGAATTAAAGGTAAATAATCCAATAACAGTATCAGTTCCTGCTATTATTGAAGGAAAAAGAAGTGGTGCAAAAGCATTTCTACAAGGATCAGTTACGGCTGGATTGGGATTAACTGTATATGAAAAGACTGGTAATTTTATTAAAAATGAGCAACTTATAATAAATGGTGTCAATAATGGAAGAGTTGCTGTAGGTATTACTGAATATTCTGTATCTGATGTGAAATCAGTATATGGAACTGATGATAATTTGGTTGGTATTAATACATTTAATGCTAATGTAGTTCCTTCAGTATTATTCCCTGTAGGAGTAGCAACAGTTGGTATGGTTACTCATTCAAATAATCAATCAATTATTAAGAGTTCTAATCCAAATTTCCCTGGTATTACAACTATTGGTAATTTAATTCAGTATACAGATTTGAATTTTTCAGAAGATCCAATTACGGCCAGAGTGGTAAGTGTTGGATCTTCTCATGTTTATGTTACTGGAGTTACTACTGTTACTGGAATAGTTGATGGTACACTTCCAAAAACATCTGTTAAGGATGTAAGTGATTTAAGAGTAATGACAAGTTTATTAGATCCTTCATCTGATAATACTTTATATACACGTCTTCCAAAGAAAAATGTTGCTGATGTTGATTTAACTTCAGCAAGTATTATTATAAGAAAAACTTTTGATGTTAGTATTAGTAATGGTCAATTAAATACTCCATTACCTTCTGTAGGATCTAATGAGTCTTTCCAAGCATTCCAACCTAAGAGATATTCATTAATTGGAGCAGATGGAACAACTTATGATTTAACAGCCGATCAATTTGATTTTGGGACAGGGAGCACTTGCCAAATTCGTGGATTAAATACTCCATCACAATCAAACAATGGTGCTACTCTTGTTGCTACAATTAAAAAATCAAAACCAAAAGCAAAAACAAAGATAAACGATAAAATTAAATCTATTGTTATAAATTATTCAAAAAATTCAGGTTCTGGAATTGGAGCAACAACTTTAAACGATGGGTTAACATATGGAGATTATCCATATGGAACAAGAGTACAGGATGAAGAAATATCATTAAATGTTCCTGATGTAGTTTGGGTTTATGGTATTTTTGAATCTGCAGATACAAACAATCCATCTGCTCCAAAAGCAAATCTTTCTTCTATTGTTACTCAATCAACTACAACAAATGAATTAATACTTGGGGAGCATATGGTAGGACAGGATACCAATTCTGTTGCTGTTGTTGCTGAAAAATTAAGCGATTCTCAAATTGCTTTTGTTTATGATAATGAAGTTGTTTTTAAAGAAGGTGAAACTGTAGTATTTAAAGAGTCAGGTGCTTCTGCAATTATTTCTACTTTAAACTCTCCTAGTTTTGATATATCACCAAATTATACATTTGCTGATGGTGGAGAAGTTACATTTTATAATTATGGAACAATTAGAAAAAAATCAGATGTCGATGTTCCAGAAAAGAAAATAAAAGTTTATTATCAAAGTGGATCTTATGAGGATAACGATTCTGGTGATATTACAACTATAAATTCATATGATCAGTTTAAGTATGGATTTGATATTCCAAGAATTAATGATTCTAGTTGTAGTGATATTATTGATATTAGACCAAGAGTTGTTCCAATTTCATCAGTGGCAGAAGGAGATAGATCTCCATTAGAATTCCTTGGTAGATCATTTACTGGATCGGGAGATTCTGCACCTAGTATTTTGGCATCAGATGAAACTATCTTAGTAGATTTTTCATTCTATCTTCCTAGAATTGATAGAATATTTTTAAATAGAAATGGAGAATTCCAAGTAAAATTTGGATCTCCTGCTGAGAATCCTAAACAACCAGTTCCTGTAGATGATGCAATAGAAGTAGCAACAGTAGGTCTTCCAGCATTTTTATATGCAACAAAAGATGCTGCATTACAATTCTTAAATCATCGTAGATATACGATGGGAGATATTAAGAAACTTGACCAAAGAATCAAAAATCTTGAATATTATACTAATCTTTCTTTACTCGAAACAAATACTGCGAACTTCTTTGTACCTGATCAAGATGGTTTGAATAGATTTAAATCTGGATTTTTTGTTGATAATTTTACTGGTTTTGATACTCAAGAACCTGGTCTTAAAATTAATAATAGTATAGACAGAAAACGAAAAGAATTACGTCCTAGACACTATACAAATTCAGTTGATTGTATGACTGGTCCTGTTGTGGGTGTTGATCCTGATGATGATCAATCATTTGCTACCCTTGAAGGTGTTAATGTAAGAAAAAATGCTGACGCAATAACATTAGATTATTCTGAAGTTGAATGGTTAAAGCAGAGTTTTGCAACAAGATCTGAGAGTGTTACTCCTTTCTTGATTAGTTTCTGGCAAGGAACTATGGAGTTAAATCCTGCATCGGATACATGGGTAGATACTGCAAGATTGCAAGCTAAAATTATTCAAACTGAAGGTAATTATGCCGCCACATTGGATAATATGGTTAGAAATGATGGTGTTGACCCTCAGACTGGCATGGGACCTGTTATTTGGAATGCATGGGAAACTACTTGGACAGGGAGTACATCTACTGATTTTGAAGGTGCATCAACTACTACGGTAAATGATACAGTAACATGGTCAGAAGGTGGTTGGGTTAATGGTGAACCTGATACTAACCCTGCTCGATGGGTTACTGCTACTGTAGAGACAACAACTAGAAACTGGTTTAGAGAAACTATTCAAACTGGAACAGAAAGTAGAACTGGTCTTAGAACTATTGTAACTGAAACATTTGATGAACAATCTGTTGGTGATAGAGTTGTTAGTAGAGAGATTACTCCATTTATGAGATCTCGAAATATTGAATTTGTAGCTAAAAAAGTTAAACCTTTGACACAATTATATGGTTTCTTTGATGGTGAAAATGTAACTAAGTATTGTGTTCCTAAATTGATTGAAATAAGTATGAATAGTGGAACATTCCAAGTTGGAGAAACATGTCATGGAACAGTTCCTACTACTGGATTGGGTGGAAGAAATAGAGATAATGTTCCTCAAATTAGATTTAGAGCTGCTCAATTAAATCATAAAGAAGGTCCATATAATGTTCCTACAAAAACTTTCCGTGATAATCCTTATACAAATCAAGCATTATCATCCAATTATTCATCAACTTCTGATATATTGAATGTAGATACATACTCTCTATCCAATCAACCAGAAGGTGACTATTTTGGTCATATTGAAGAAGGAATGGTAATTCATGGACATAGTAGTGGAGCAAATGCAACTGTTACTGGTGTAAAATTACTTTCTGATGTTTCTGCATTCTGTGCAGGTTCATTCTTCCTCCCTAATCCAAATAATATCAATCATCCAAGATTTGAAACAGGAACTAAAGTTTTCACATTAACAAGTGAACCTGATAATGATGCAAATAAAGCAACTACTCTTACTGACGAAACATATACTGCTTCTGGAACATTAGAAACTGTTCAGGAAAATATTCTTTCTATCAGAAATGCTAGAATTGAACAGAGACAAGAGTTTCAAGAGAGAAATGTTGAAGAAAGTCTTGGAACTACACTTGTTGGACAAGAAACTACTACAACTGAAGGTAATAGAAGAATTAACTCATGGTATGACCCTTTAGCTCAATCATTCTTGGTTGAAGATGATAATGGTATTTTTATAACAAAATGTGATATATTCTTTAGAACAAAAGATGATATGGATGTTCCTTGTGTCTTCCAGATAAGATCTATGTCTAATGGATTCCCAACACAACATATTCTTCCATTCTCAGAAATTGTACTAGCACCTGATGATGTTTTAACTTCTGCTGATGGTTCAGTAGCAACAACTGTTAACTTTAGAGCTCCAGTATACGTAGAAGGTGGAAATACTGAATATGCTATTTGTTTAGCATCCAACTCAACAAAATATAGTGTTTATATTTCTAGAATTGGTGAAACTGATCTTTTGACTGATACATTTATATCTAACCAACCATATTTGGGATCTCTATTTAAGTCGCAAAATGCTTCTACATGGGAACCAAGTCAGTGGGAAGATCTTAAATTTACTTTATATAGAGCTGAGTTTGAAACTGCTGGAAGT